AGTACTTGTTCTGTGGAGACAGAAACGGAGCCTACGGAAGTTGTGGCAACTAACCCCGATACAGGGATGTTTACCTCACCGGTAACCGTCACACTTCCAACGCCCGAAGACGCCGAAAGACCTGAAACGGCTACCGGTAGGGCGGAACCCCAAGCACCCTCACCCCAACTTCCACGGCTCCAGCCGGTTATATAGGGGTTCGGTAAACTTACACCCCAAGCGCCCTCGCCCCAACCTGCGCGGCCCCAGCCGCTGAAATCGGACACGGGTCGCGAGCTTCTTACTTACGCGATACGGATAATGGCGTTGCTTGCGTCTGCTGCGGGGAACTGAATCGTGAAGTCACCTGCGGTTGATGTCTTATCCCCGCCAAACGCAAGAACAACAACAGACGGATCACCCGACGCGGAGTCGTTATAAATCAACGCGCCGTTTGCCGTAACCGTTGCGTTAGAGAACGTGAGGTCAGCAAAGTCCGTTAGAGCCGTTGTGCCGCTAGTAGTAGGCGTAACATTAGTCAGTGCTGCCCCACCTGCGGTGTAGTTCGTACCGCTCGCCTCATTCGTGGCAGAGTACGCGGTAGTTGCGGCACCCAGCGTTGCGGAACTCGTATATAGAGCGAGTTTGAACGTGTTCCCGCTACTGTTGGTGAAATTGTGAGTCGCCGTCATCAATTCTTGTTTGAACGACGTACACATTGCCTGCGTAATTGCCATTTTATACCTTCCTTATTAGCTCTGCTAGTTCTGGGTGCCCCGCGTTTACTAGAGCGTTGCAAACAGTTGTCCTATCACTATTTATAGCCTCTCGCATATAAAAGCTCAACGTCTTTTCTAGTTGAGCCTTGTACGCAAAGGCTTGGTCCCTTATAACCGGAGGCGCTCCGTCTGAAACAGAAATTATCTTGTCGGCGCAGCGCTTAGCAACCTCTTCAGGCGACGCCCCGCGGTAAGCTGTTGTGTGAACAGTAACCGCATAGTCTGGGGCCATATCTATCTTTGCCTCAAACATCATGTTCTTTCTTGCGTGGGGAGACCTTTACGGTAGGCGTCATTGTTCTCTCTCGCTTCTGCAAGATCTTTAAGACGCATTAAAGCTTCTTCAAACCTTTTTTCGTACATAGCAAGCACGTCCTGCTCACCTTTCATGTATATGTAGGCTTCGACTAAAGAGCCAAACAAAATAGCGTTGGGAGCATTAACGCTTAGGAACGTCGTTCCTGATTCCGCTCCGGCAGTTAGGCTAGCGGGCCTGTAATAATAATGAACCTCCACTGAGTACCCGGAGTCTGGTGTCGGCGCTATTAAAAAGTTTGAATCATCAAACAAGGCGTAAAACTCCGGCTCGCCGGTTAAAGAAGAGTTCAGCCAATACTCCTGCAAGAAATTTACGTCTTTTTGCAAAAGAAACTTCTTTGAGCTAGACACTTCAATGGACAAAGAGAACGAGGCCAAAAAATCTGTCGGAGCCTGCAAAAACCTATTTGACGCGGTCATAGAGGCGCTGACGTTCTTTCTAAAGTTTTCAAGATCAACAAGTTTAAAGATACGCTCTTCTGCGGCCCGAATAAAAACGGGCAAGTTTGTCACGAAGCTTGTCTCCGTGTTTTCTGCAAAGTCCTGTATTGCTGTTTTTAGTTGTGCGAACGTGAAACTCATGCCGTCACCACTGTAATAAAGCCGACGCTCCCAACCGCGTTTGTAGCCATCCTGTCGGGCGGAAAAGCTGTTGCGCCAACGAATACAACCAGCGGCTCTACGCGATCTGGGCGCGGGTTAAGAAGAGATTCGGCGTCAGAGACCTCTTTAAACGGGCCTAGTTGAGGGTGCTTCGGTTCGAACTCGTCCTTACCGACAAGCGCTCCCGTCCATTCGCGTCGCATGTCTTGATACCGGTATCGAAAACCCGACCGGTCAGATATCGCATAAGAATTTTTGCCCGTTGCGTGTTTAGCCATACCTACCTACCAAAATAATTGTGGCTAGGTGATATTTGAAAGGATGAGCGGTCTCGGTCTTCCTGCATAGCTCTCTGCATTTCCTCTTCATAAACGGCCTTGAGTAGGTTCGTTTTTTCTGGAGAAAATTTAATCGACAGATAGTACGACAAGCCCGCAGACACGCAGGGATAAAACCGAAAAGGCACCTCTAAAGTATTGGTCTGAGTGTCCGCGTCGTCTAACCGCGTCAAGCGGTCGAAAACTAGCTCGTACGAAGAACTAGAGTCCGGCGTGGGCCACAACCGAACTTTTGGGGTAATCAACCGGTCAACGTAAAACTGAACAGGGCGACCGGTAGATCTTTTGCTGGTGAGGCCTAAATAAGCGTCTCGACCAATCCGGGTAATTTGAAGGTCCGACTGGTTACTCGACCCGCTGTTTTGCCGAACTACTGCGGATAGTATGTCTATAGAAGATTGAACGTCTTCTAGCGAAACCGCTGACGAAACCGTAGCGGTGGCTCCCGTAGTGCCGCCTGTTATGGTCTCGTTAGCAGAAAATGTCCCGGAGGGGATTGTTATCGCGACAACTGTGGCGGAGGTTACATTCGTGATAAAAGCCGTGGCCGAGCTAGTGCCTCCGGTTATGGCTTCACCGTCTTGAAAACCCGTTGTGCTATTAACTGTCATAGTTAAGGTGCCGACCGGATAGTCGGCCACCCCGTTAGCGAGCGCCACCGTTTTCTGCTCTATTGTCCATCGATTGATGCCGCGGTTAGCCCACTCAGCAAAAAGCAGGTTAAGTGATCTCTTCGCCGTGCGAAGGTCGTAACCCGTCCGAGCCTCAAGCCCGCAGCGTTCAAACGCCTCTTCGATATGCTCGTTTACGTCGAGTTCGAAGTTTTTGCTGGAGGAAACTGCCACCTAACTACTTCCGCTTTTTAACCATTCCGCCGCCGCGCATACGTTTTGGCCCTTTTTTAACCATTCCGCCGCCGCGCATCTTCTTAACCATTCCGCCGCCGCGCATCTTCTTAACCGGTTTTTTCTTACGAGGTTTCATCGCCATTGCTCAATCTCCTGTACAGGTTTTCTCTGTGGGCATATAGGTCCGTGTTTTCGAAAGCTTCAAAACTCTTGTCGTAGTAGCCCAAGGGTTTTAGGGCTTCTGCTCTTTCGTGCAGAGCCTTTAGCCGTTGCACGAAAATGATAGCATATTTTTGGTCTACCAAAGGAGAAAAAGAACCGTCGTCTATTAAATTGTCCGGATCGTCGTCAGGGTGAAACCCCATAACCCAAATGTCTTGCTGTATTAAAATACCGTCCGAAATAGCTTCGTTAAGGTCGTGCAAAAATTCTTCAAACTCTTCGGGGTTTTTTCGATAAGACAAGTCAATGACCATGACCACGTCAAACTGGTCGTCAAAGCCCGCGATTGTTTGGTACAGAGAAAGGTTGTCGTCCTCCGTTTTAAACACAAACCCAATTTTGTCCTCGTCCCACGCTTTCTTGGCATACGGACAGGCGGGAAGGTTGTTAAAAAACGGAGAGGGGGACTCAAGTGTATGCCTAGACCACTCCCGAAGTTCTTGTTTTATCTGCTGTTCTAACATGTCAAGTGTATAGCGTTCTTTTTCGGCGATTAGACATTACCGCGCCGCAGCCTTTGTTAAGCTTACGGTACGGCGCTCCAACAACTACTCCACCCGCAGCCGCTCGTGCAACTTTTGCAGCTTTTGTATTAGAAACAACAGTTTTGCCGCGAGAACCGCCCTGCTTTTTCTTACGAGCCGTAGAGGCACGCTGAGACTTAGACAGAGAAGACGCTTTAGCTCTTGGTAAGCACCGGTCAGGGTTTTTCTTATCTTTAGACGTCCCGCACTTACCCGCGATTTTACCGCTGCTATCAATCCGAACCCAATCTTCATCTAACCACTCCTTTAATTTACCCATCTAACGGCCTTTCCGCTTCCCGCCCTTAGATTTTTTTGCGTAGTTGGGGTCTTTACAGTATTTAGAAGCTGCGAGGTTTGCGTAAGCCGACGGATACGTATCAAACGTACGCTTTGCCCATGCTTTTCCCTCCGGGCAAATCTTGCTGCCCTTGCTTTTAGAGGAAACAGAGCCGCCCTTTCGAAAATAGGTTAGTTTAGGCTTACTGGGTTTTGGGCCCGTTCGAACTTTTGTCATCTACCCTCACAACTTTACGTGATTGAATGAATTGCTCCCACAGGGGTTTTATCATGTGGTAGTTTTGGTCTACTTTTAAAGCGGTGCGTTCTGTTCTTTTGTCCACGTCAATCAATGTAATTGACTGCCACGCAAAGAACCCAAGAAGAGCGGTTACCACACCCGCCGCAATAACGCCAATAATGGTTTTTTCCATTAGCCTAGCACTTCCATCTTCGGCGAGCCTGACGAATGCGCGAGTTTGGATCGTTTCGCGTCTTAGCCGAGCTTTTCTTCAACTGACCCGCCGACCTCGCGCAGTAGCTTTTACGTCGCTTAGCGGCGGCACTGCCTTTTTTAACTTTACCGGTCACAGCGGTTTTTAGCTTAGAACCCGGATTAGCTTTTCGGTAACGGCGAACGCCCGCCTTAGTCATTCCGGCTCCCGAAGCGGTTTTTCGGTAGTTTGCGGATTTGCCCTTAGTGGTACGTCGAATAGCTTTTTCTTTCTTTCGAGCCATCAGTGAAGCGTCCCGTTAAATTCTTCAAAGTCTAAAGGACTTTCTAAAATAGACTCTAACGCGTGAACAAACACACCAGCCTGCTCCGGAGAGCTAAAGCCGCTAAATTTAACGAAAATATCCGGGGTAGGAGAATCTTCTACCGCAATGTAGTAAGTGCCGGAAAAGCCAAATTCTCCCAAGCGAAACCCGGCCATAACACCCTACCCTTCGTAAAACACCGTCAAAGAAGAAAGAGCGGTTTGCGTGTACGTTACAAAACCGCCGTCTTTAAACAAGATGCCGTCGTCAGGTATGTCCGGATACTGCGTAGTATTGGCGGAGGCCACCGTGTTAAATTGCATCCTTATGCCGCCTGTTCCGGAGCCTTCTCTAAAAGTAATCGTACCAGCCGCTCCCGTGTTAACGGCATAGATACCCCGAAGGCGCATACGGCCTTGATACATCGGAGCCGCAATAGAAGTTCCCGACCCCGCGCTCACATTTGCCGCAGGGTTGCCCACTGCCGATATTTGCGTGACCGTTGCAAAAAACTTGCTTCCAGTTGCCACGCCAGTGTCCGCGCCAGTAATGGTTTCTGTCTGAGCCAAATTTTGCTCGTCCGTTCCTGTTACCGTAAACGAAATCCCTGAGTCGTCACCCGCACTTGTAATGGTGACGTTTCTAGGTTCATCAAAAGTAACGGAACCACCATCAGCCAAAGCGCCTCCAATGACTAAATTGGCGTTATTGCC